CCTCATTCCCTCAAGCGTGGGGGGGCAGTTCCCGGGCCGAGCTGTCGTGCTCTATTGGGAAACGCTGTCAGTTAACGCCGTGCAGGGGCGTTTCGGCCTCTCAACCGCGGATACGGCGCTCTCGCAAGAAGGCGCACGTCTCCGGGTTGGGGGACCATGGGAAGACCTCGATACTCGGTCCCCCCAAGCGGGCGATGTACTTGTCCGCACAATCAGCCCATATTGCTGGGGCAGGCAGCCCCAGGCCAGCAAAGGAAAAGTTCTCCAAAGAGTTGGTGTTCTTGAACCTGTCCTCAATTGTCTGCTGGCTATCGGTAGTAATGCCGTAAAGCCTGGCGACGAGTTCGCGTGAGGCTAACGGCGGGTCGGGCAACCGAAGCCATGGCTTCGAGTCGGCCTTTGCTTTGTGATACATCTCAAGCTTGGCAAGCCCCCACCGCACGTCAATGCCACGCGTCGCACGGAGGACGTAATGGCAGAACTCACTAATGATAGGAGCGTCGGGGAATTGCACGAGATAAGACATAGCCTTGGCGCGCAGCAATGAAAGCGCGCGGGAATCACGGGCCTGGGACCACCGCCAATCCAGCCATCCAAATGATGCGAGAATCTTAGCCGGGTCCTGTACGTTCGTCAATGCTACTGGGTCAGACACAACCCCGCAAAACGATGCGGTGGTGGCGGTCGTATGTAGTACCATCTTGACGGTTAGGCCCAGCCGCTCGTAGAGGGCGGGATCAATAACGGCGACAGCCTCAAGCAGCGCGTCATCCCCTTCAACAAGGGCTTTGAGTGCCATGACTAGCCTTGCCAACTGCTCTGGGCTGGCATTCGGCCACCTGGCCGATCCTAGTACGAATAGCGCGGTAAGGAGGTTGGTCAGGCCATTACCGCTTGACGTCCACTGATCCCCAGACATCCGAGTCTGTTTAATCTCGACACGGACACCACGGGCCTTGCACAAGTTCGTGCCGAATATGGCCCGGCGAATGTGCCGGAGAGGGATTTGAGCATCAGGGTGTTTCCCGAGGCAATGCTTCATGGCCTCGTACTCCACCTTACAGTGAACGCCTCGCAAAGCGCGCTCAAAAGCCGTGTGATCGGTCTCATAGACGGCTGATGACGCAAAGGTCTCTCGGACGCGCAACGGGCGCGTCGCGGGGTCCTCGTGCTTCACGAAGAATGGCAGCGAAAAAAGTAATTCATCAAATGCGGCCACTGCCGGGCCGACCGCGGACTTAAACCTGTCGTGGCGGGAATTAATGAGACGTGGATATTTGTACGAATCATACATCTCATGCTTTACAAATGTCTTACACTTGTAATATTCCTCTGTCCACGGACTGATGTCGTCGGACCAGGCCTGCAGCTCGGCCTTCCGTGACTGGGTGAAGTCACAGTGCTCGAGCCACTTGGCGGTTGAAAGGTCCTCGTCGCCCTTAAGCCGGGGTAAATGTAATTTGATGAAAGTCCGTGCGAACCGCAGATAAGCCGCAGAGACACGCTTGTCTTGCTTCGGAGCCTGGCCACAGAATCGGTGTTGCGCCCCCAGCCCTATGTTCAGGGGGGAACGGTTATCCGGAATCGGGCGTACGGCGTCCGTCGCAATCGCCCCAACCGAGAAGGCGCGTGGGCACCGTTCTGGGTCGTTGGGCTGGCTGGAAGTGAGCGTGATCTTAGCGGTTTCGTCCAATTTGGCAGGTGTGGGGAATAGCATGTCAGACACGCGATACCCTAGAAGCGCGACCCGGGGGCTCCCTGCCCGCCCGGGCCTTGCCAAAAATCCTGCTCCCCATAAGCCGCAAACCCTGTTGATACGCGGGCCAGCCACATGTGCTTGGTGACTATGGCGGTATCGGCCAGGACGGGGCGCAGACGCGCCCTGTCAATGTTGGTGGCCGTATGGCGGAGAACGCCCCGCGTGAGGCGCTCCATTTCAGACGAATCGTATGTGACACCTGGCAGGTAAGTATTAGCCAGGACCTCGGCGTCGGCATTAAGCCGAACGGGCGCAGGAAGCGCCCGCGCCGTATCGTAGGCCAGCCGCCCGGGCATGAAAGCGCGGGCGCGCTGGAACCAAGCGAACGGCCAAAAGGCGAGGGGCATCGCTGGGACCTCGACGAGATCGCCCGACGGGTCACCGTACACATTGTACGGCACCTGCGAGTATTCGAAGATCGCGTCGAAGGCGTCGAACTTAGGGTCCAACGCCTGCCAGGTGTCGGGCCGTTCGTCCTCTGCATTGGGCCGGGCTGTCACCAGGTCCAACTGCATTTGATGGAAGACGTAAACGGGCGCACTCAACCTGACGTCACGTTCAGCGCAATGAACTGCCACATACGAAATGACGTTGGAGGCGAACAGGCTGGTAAATAGACCGAAGCTTCCGGCAATAGCCAGGACGATCGTAAGTCCAACCACGGCTTTGCTCGCGCCCCGAGCGCCCGGCGCCCAACGGTGGGCGACGAGCGCGGTGGCGAAAAGAACAGCATAGCCGACATTAGAGTAGGCGAAACAGCCAAGACTGAGAAGAATCGTAATGGAGGCGTGGGCCCAGGCTGCGTAGAGATCAAACGGAGTCTCAAACCGCTTAGGCGCTCGTACCACGTCATTGCGAGCCCGCGAGGTCGTCCAGTAAGCGTAATGATGGGCAGAAGCCCCAGCGAACCGGTTTGTAAATTCGACGATGCGGGCAGCACGCTTGGCCTCGGCGGCCCGACGGAGTTGTTCCGCCTCGGCCCGAAGGCGCTCTTCGTGCTTCTCGTCCCTGGCGTCCTGCGCGCCAGCCGCACGGGCCTCAGCGTCCACAACCTGTTCCGCAAGCTCGCGGACGGCGGACGCACTAGCCCCGTGCTTCTGACGCTTCGGACGTTCCTTTGCAGGACCTGCAGGCGAACCCTTGTCCACCTTCTTGCGTCGCGTGTCCTCCTTTCCTCCCGCCGGCTGGGCCCCGGACTTGGGCTTCGCCTCAGACCCCTTCGGACCAGGATTGGGCTCAACGCCCTCCTCTGTAAGGTCCCGGATCCAACCCCCCAAGGCCCTCAGGCCCCGCGCAAAAGCGCGCGCCCGTTTGTCAAAGGCGGCCGCTAACGCGCCACTCTCCGGCAGGTGATCGGCCAGATAGTGCGTGTGGTAGTCGCGGCGTAGGAGGTGCATTTCGGCTGACAAGCGCTCACGGAAAGCGCCCGTCTCACGTTCGTTAAGTAAGGCCTGGATGGCCAAGGCGGCGAACGCGCCAAATAGGAGGAGCGAGATGATGGCCCAGACGCGGCTCCCCGTGCGACGGGCATGCAGCCCCGAACGCACGACAGCAACGGCGATGAGCGCGGGTACCCCGTAAAAGTGCCCAGAGTGGATCCAAACGCATGAAGCGCAGGCCCAAACCCAATGCACCTGCCCCATCAGAGCCAAGCCGGCGAACATGACGCCAGCAAGCACTCCCAGGACATGAAACGGGATCACAACGGCCGGCTCTGCGATGCCGGCCGCCCACGCATTGACCATCAGGACGGCGGCACACGGCAAGTACGCCCACATGTGAGCGCCCATGACCATGCCGACGATTGGAATCCACATGAACGTGAAGTCACCAGTCTCAAGCATGAATCCGTATGCGACCGCTGTCGCCGCGAACACCAGGCCGGAGGCGAGCCACGATGGCTCGTCCTGGGCCTTAAGGCGCTCGCCGGCGTCACGCGCCGGGGCCTCACCCCCGTCGCGGCCGTTCTTCGGAAGGTACGGCGGACCTTTAGGCGGATTGACGGCGGCGTTGGCCAGCTTGTTAGCGGCCATGATGTCAGCAATGGCGCGTCGATTGCAGGCCAAAACGGCCAGCATGAGCAAATTCGTGTGCTCGCTCAAGACGCACTGATGCTTCTGACGTTGACGCCTGTCAGTCCACCATTGGCCGCAGAAACAGCGGTAGGGTTCGCCCACTTGAGAGGGCTTCCCGCCGTCGCGGCCATCCTTAGGCAGGTCAGGCCGAGCATCGGCACTGTCCCGCGCCGCCACAAAGGCGGCCTTGATCGCGGCTTTGCGCTGGCTCCGTGAGAGCTTCGGCGCGTGAACTTCCTCGGCCTTCACGCCAAGGGGCTTCAGGCCCCGGCGCACTCTGGCCGCGTCCCGCGATTCCGCAATGGCCCGCGTCCGAGTAGCTATATGCTCCTCGGCCTTGGACATCTTAGGTTTCGGCATAACGGGCTTGACTACGTTACGCTTCCTCTCATTGCGGTGCAGCTGACGATCGTACTCGGCCACGTCAGCGAGGTACGCTGCCGACTTCTTTGCCTTGTTACGGATCCGCCGCGCTGCGCAGGCATGGTTGACTGGAACAAATGCCCTGCGCACTGCGGCTCGTTCAGCCGCAATCACGTTCTTCACCTTGCGCGGGCGCGCATTGTAGCGCGAATCTTTGCCCGGCAAGGCTTCCACGTCTTCGTACCAGTCGTCACCACGACTGGCACGGTATTGCTTGCGCCCCTTCACCTTCTTCTTCGGGGGCCGGTATTTGGCCCCCAACTCCGATTGCTCAGTTAAGGCCTTGAGCTTGGCACCAGCGGGGTGTGCAGTCGATCTATTTACTCCAGAGCTCCGATCAGAGACATCCAGGTACCTCTTCTCCCAATTGCCGGGACGGGGGGTGACCCCTGGCGGATAGCAGCAGGGTGAGCGTTGTACCGCCCTGCTATTCCTGCGTCAACGGACCAGGACCAATAAGTGCATCATCCCTG